GATTCGACAAGCTCACTAATTCCAAGTGCTAATTCATCCAATGAGACCATCAATATCACCTTTTTTAATCTTTGTTTCAACAAAATAAAGCTCAATAAACTGACCGCTGATGTAGGTTCGTTCGATTTTATAAATCCTAGAGTCGATCAATGCATGTCTTGACCCATCATATAAGAAACTTTGAATCTTGACTGCAACATCAATTCTGATGTCTGTTTTCTTGCTTTCATAATATTCTTTTGAAGTCACTGAAAGATTAATCCCAATAACCTCTTTAGAACTGATAAGGACTAGTTTTCGATTCCCTATGTTATCTGGTGTGTTGTCTAGTTTTAGAAGCGTTAATTTGATGTTAGGAGAGCTTGGAAACATTAGGAAGTACTTCCTTTCGTGAATGATAGCTGTTTGATGAGCATTTCAAAACTCTTCGGAAGTTCTTTCACAGATCCATCGTTCTTAAAACCAAAGAACGTCTTACAGTAAATAAGGATGAGGGAATCCACGATTGGGACTCCCTCACCATTTACCACATCATCGGCCACACCGACAGAACGAATGAGTTCTTTACAAGCCTCAATATGAGACAACAACTCCTCATCAGCATACGTTTCCGATAAGGGAATCAATAACGCCTTTTTCACAGTATCCAGTATGGCCATGTTAAATCATCCTTTCTCTACTAGGCAGCAGCTTTCTTTTTGATGCGAAGGAAGCCTTTGTAACCCACGACGTTACCACCAGTAAAGACCGAAGCCTTGTAACAGATGATGCCATCTTTAAATTTATAGTCTGTCGATTTGCCGATTTCTACTGGCGAGAAGATAGGCACTTCATAGTTCTTTAAAGAACCATAGGCAATTGCGTATTCACCAGCAGTGGTTGCACTGTCAGCGATTGCTTTACAATGTGAGTTGATCACATAAGGAATACCATCGATGGTTTGATTGATGTAGTCAACGGTGTGAACTTTGCGTCCTTCTGATGTACGAAGTCCAGCAAATGCACGAAGGTCATTCTTATTCAAAATAAGAACAGCTCCGCCTTCTACTTCCTCATCACCACCGTAAGCAAAGATGATGTCATCCAATGTGGTGTCAGTGATAGCAGAGATTTCAAGTGGAGTGGTATCAGCTAAAGCAACTGCCTGGTCACTGAAAATACCAGTGAAGGTATTCGATGTCCCAGCACCTCGAAGGATTTGTTCAGAGATTTTCTTTTTCAAGGAAACATTGATGTTCTTTAATACTTCTGCTTGATATGGAATGCTTGGAAGCTTCTCTAGTTCTTCAGTGATTTCAGTGTAGGCAGTAATCTTCACCTTAGTAATAGTGACATAACCAAATGTAGGTTCAGTTTCAGTGTATGGTTGACCTTCAACAGTGGTACCAGCAATACCATTCGATTTCACAAACGATTTCTTGTAGGTTTCACCGCCATTAAGATTCACGATGTTGACCTTATCAACAAGTGTAGATACTTGTGCGTATGGAACTGGAGCCAAAGTGTTTGATACAGTTTCAGGAACCAATACTTCGGAACTTGATACTTGGATTACACGATTTTCTCTGAGCTGCTTACCACGAAGTTCTAGGGCTTCTTTGTTGTCAGTTCTTGTATCAATTACAATCGGTTTAATTTCTACTTTGGAAGCAATCATCATCTTTTTGTCAATGACTGAGCGTTCCTCTTGTAGGGTGTTGCATTCAGTATCGAATGCTTCAAGTTTTGCAACGTCTGATTCCGCTTCGACGAGTGAACGGATTTCTGTCAAGCGTGCTTCGATTTCTTTACGTCTTTTTTCTAAATTCATGTTCTTTTCTCCTTAGATTTAGTAGTTTGTTTTGATACGAATCTTCTTTTTCATCACTTCAACACGTTCTTTTTGCTCAGCTAACTCCATAGCCTTTAGTTCTACATCCATAGATTCTAAAGATCGAGCATAAATACTGGTTGAATCGTAAGCTGGTGTGTCTACCACTGAGACATCATAGAGCCTTCCGATTTTAGTGATGGTTCGTTTAGGGATTTTGCCTTCTTTATTCCACGACTGTTCTTCAACAGTGAAAGCAAAACTCATCTTATCAAGTAGGCCACTTCGGACCATCTTGTAGATGTCTTGATTGGATTGGGTGTCTAAGAGTTCTGCGTGAACTTTCAATCCATTATTATCCACTGAAAGTGTCAGTGATTTGTTCTTGGTTCTTGCGATAATTAAAAAGGAGTCCATATGGTTATATTTCATCGGGACATCCTTCATTAAGGTATTTTCAAGGGCATGACGATCAATTTCTTCCACAAAACCATAGTCTTCATCTCCAATAAGTGTTTCTTGGTTAAAGACAATCGCATAACCTTCAAGCGTCATCTTTCCTTCGGTTTCTTCAAATTTGACATCTGCGAGTCTAGTTTCTCTAATCATTGGTTCGTACCTCCACTTTTGGTTTGGTTGGTTTAGTTTCAATAAAGTACTCGAGTTCAGAATCCTTATATTGAAAGTTTGTAATCTTATTCTCTTTGCAAAACTCATCGATGATTTGTGTCTTTGTTTTTTGTGTTTCTAGAATCACCTTAAGTGCTTCTTTGGATATCGTTCCATTAATTGTTACTTTCATTGTTTTTATCCTCTCCTACTTGATATTTATTAGCTTTATCAGCATCCACAAAGTTGAGCGATTGCAGTCGCTTGTTTCCACCTTCAATCGGTTCTAGTCCAAGCAATGCTCTGGATTCATTTAAGGTCATGATCCCTAGGCTCATCAGTTTTTCGATGGCACTCACTTTTGTATTCCAGCTTGCATACTGCAATCGTTCACTATAAAATATAATTTCTTCACCACGAGTAAGTTCATTCTCTGTCAGCAATCCTAAAGAAAAAGCCTCTGATAGCTGAATAGCTAAAGGCTCAATGGTCGCTTCATAGAATGAGTTAAAGTCTTCCTCACTGTATTTGTTAGCAAAGATGGGTGCTGATACTCCAAAATAATCGAGAATCTTCGACTGTAAAAACTCGAGTGTATCTTTGTCAATCAACTTTGGATCAACTGTTAAAGGGATATATTCAGATTTCAAGTCAATCGGAATGATCGAACTTCCTTTTGTACTTATAGATTCATTGAGAGCATTGTCGAAAAGTTCTCGTTGTTTCTTTTTATCAGCTTCTGAAAGCATCCCATTCATCTTGATAATACCTTTAATCTGCATCGATGATCGAACTGCATTGTCGATACCTTGAAGTAGATTTTCATTAATCGAAATAGTCTTTAAGATTGCTTCATGATCACCTGATGATCCATTCCCACCGAAGATATCATTCGAAGCAAAATACTTCCTTAAATGAATGACATTTTCATAGGGAAGTGTAAATTGTTGTCCATCTTCGAAGTAGAACTTTAAGTAATATCCATCTGCATTATCGATCACTGCTTCAACCATAATTGGCCGAAGTGGATAGAGTGCTTTGAGTCCACCATTTACAGAATCAAACATCGGATACACAAAAGCATTATCATTAAAGAGCAATAAGGTAATCACTTTATAGATGAAATCATATGGAGTCATCAGTGGATTGGGCTTGTGTTTCAATAAAAAAGACAGTCTACCTTGTTTTTCGGTTACTGTCTTATCTGATTCAGTTTTGATGTATCTTGGTTTAAGCTTCGCACATTGGCTCGCAACCCTATCGATACAAATTTTCACGACATCGCTTTTAGAAATGTTAGTACCAAATGGAGTGAATAAGGTGTTGTTTTGATTCAGTAACTGAAAGGTATTTGAAGAACCTTCCTTTTTCTTTCTTGTGAATATGCCCAAATTAATCACTCCTTTTATGTCATCATGTTTTCATAGTCAATCTTGTAACGATTGAGAACTGCATAAGCAATAATCAGTGCAACCGTTCCATCAATCCGTTTAAATCGGGAATTGAGTTTTGAAGGTTGAATGTTACCATTTAAGTCAACTTTTGCTTGGGTATTAGATAAACACCACTTTAATATTGGGTTGTTATCGTAATTGACTATCTTGTTTTTAAGATCGGCTTCAAGCTGCTTCATTGGTTCAGAAAGTGAATAAACACCTTGCCTTACCTTCTCCATATTGAAACCTTGATCTTCCATTTCTTTTATCCAATACTGTGAGTTCCAGGGATCAAACCCAACCCAAAGAGGTCTAATCTCGTATTGTTGTATCATCTTAATGAACCATTTTGTCACCAGTGAAAAATCATTCTGGTTGCCATCGGTGAGTGTGATTAGTCCTCTTTTTAGCCAAATATCATAAGGGACATTGTCTTCTTCCATTCGTTTCTTAAGTACTTCTGATGGCATAAAGAAATGCGGAATAACATACTTCTT